TCGCGGTGCGCCTTCATTTACTAAGAATTTCCTTACAGATCATACACATGAATTTGCGAACATGGTTGTTGAGGCGCGTGAGATCAATAAAGCGTATGGGACGTTCGTCAACACTATCTTAGAACACGTCGGGAAAGACGGCAGAATCCACGGACATATTAACCAGCTCCGTTCGGATTCGGGCGGAACGGTTAGTGGCCGCCTTTCAATGTCAAATCCAAACCTTCAGCAAGTCCCTGCGCGGAATCCTGAAATCGGAAAAATGATTCGGTCTCTTTTCCTACCGGAAGAAGGGCAGCAGTGGGCCGCCGTAGACTTCTCGCAGCAGGAGCCACGGATCTTGGTCCACTACGCACACCAGTACAACAAATACAAAAAAGGTGTGATCGATGGGGTCGATGAATTTGTACGTCTGTATAATGAAGACCCGAACACAGACTTCCACACGATGGTGGCAGACATTGCCAACATCCCACGGAAGCAAGCCAAGGTGATCAACCTCGGCATGATGTATGGCATGGGGGTAAATAAGCTATCCGAGCAGCTAGGCATCGAAAAGGACGAAGCAAAAGACATTATTCGCCAGTACCACACGAAAGTACCGTTCGTGAAGGCGCTGATGGACGGTGTGTCACGGCAACTGGACGACCCGAAGAGCAGAGGACAGATCAGAAGCCTCAAGGGAAGAAAGTGCCGCTTTGATCTTTGGGAACCAGACTCGTTCGATATGCATAAGGCAATGCCATACGAAGAAGCTGTCGCGGCTCACGGGCCACATACTCGGTTGAAAAGGGCTTACACTTATAAAGCTCTCAATCGATTAATCCAAGCCTCCGCGGCAGATATGACAAAGCAAGCCATGGTTAACGTGTGCGAGGCAGGGGTTTCGCCTATGCTTCAGATACACGACGAGCTTGCCTTCAGTGTCGATAACGTAGAGCAGGCCAGGGAATTGGCCGACATGATGGAGCAGGCCGTGCCGCTGGCCGTTCCGAATAAATGCGATATTGACATTGGACCATCCTGGGGAGAAGCTAAAGAGGTGGGTTGAGCTACCCACATTCATCTGAGATTCCCTCTTGATGATGACGATTGGCGGCCTTCGGGCCGCCTTTTTTATTGCATTTCTGATAGAATCCCATACAATCGTGGAATGTCATATAAAAGGGGACCTTTATGGACACGACTAAATGGAAAAGTATTCTCGTCAGCCGTGATCTTTACCACGAAATTAAAGAGATTGCGCGTTTAGAAGGGCGTACAATATCGGGCCAACTGCGCGTTATATTTGAAGACTGGGCCCGGGATGTCGAACTGGATAGAGACGAAATTAGAAGACTTAGCCAACAAGATGGACAAGCAACTTGAAGCTCGTGATGTAGTAGACAAAGATCTACTGGACGAGTTTGCTATGTATTACAAGCTGTATCAGGAAAAGCAGGCTAATCTTCGCCGGAGTGCATCTTCTGAAGAAGATTCAACCGTTCAATCTGCTCCCTCATCGAAAGACCACTAAGGCTTTCTTTCTGATTCTTTACCTTCACTTTCGGCTTTAATTTTGTTTCGCTCGTGCTCACGGGCTTGCTGCCCGATAAGCTTGGCAAAGTTTTGAATTGCTTCATAGTCCGCTATAAATCCTCTTCCGCCTATAGATTCCCATTGATCGATCACATCTTCGTTAAAAACGATGCCCGCCTCACGGGCCAGTTTTAAGAGTCGATCATTCATTCCTGGGCTTTATAAAATCGTATGGATCAATTTGTTTCCACATCATCTTCTGTAAAGCATCGACATATGCGTTATACGTCGCCTCTACAAACTCGGCCTGTCGTTCGCTTGGAACAAACAGGTCTTTAAATTCTTCTGTGGTGCAATCAACTTCAATCGTAACCTTCACCAACTGTTACCTCCAACCTGCTCCATTTCTTTTATACACTGCCCCACAAACTTGTTTGCTTCTTGAGCGGGCTCATACCACGGTCTTTTGTAAACGAGGTCCACCAAAGAAAGCATGGCTTCTTGAACCGAAGGATCAAAGTTCCGGTAGATCTTGTTCCGCGTTTCAAACTTACTGTCGCCATCATCACGCAACACGGCCACTTGATAAGCGGCATCACCCAGAATTACACAAAGATTTTTTTCCGCCGCCGTGGCGGCATCTGCATTTTTTATTAGCTCAACTGCAAGCAAACCAATAAAAACGAGTATATAAGAATTAATTTTCATTATTTTTCTCCGCCTGATGAATTAATTTCATAAATTCTGACTGCGGCATCCATCTTTTAATTTCTGCTATCAGCCCCGATGTCGGCCATTCGTACAAACTCCCGACCACCGCCTCATACGCTTCTGGATACTTCAACTGAATGTCCTTGATCTGATCTCTGGTCATTTCTTCTCCTCCCAGAAATATTCGTCTGTATCGCCAAGCCGGTATGAAAAGCCGTTCTCCACTTGGTAGAACTCCGTCGATACCTTGAAGTCCGGCATCTTCGGCTCTTTCGGTGTCAGACTATTGTCGTACACGCGCATCCGGTTGTTCGGATAGGCAGCAAATTGCCCGTTCTCTAGCTCCAACACGTTAAAGCTCTTATGCTCTTCCGGAACTTCCGCGGTGCTGTAGTCGATCTCGTCCGCTGCTGGATGGTAGTTGTCCAAGGTAAACAAGTAGGTCGCCTTCAGGATCTGATGGTCCCGAGTAAACACCTCGAAATCCATTGAGCCAATAAACTGCTTGTAAATGGCCGTCACCCCGTAGTCCATACAATTCCAGAACTGTAGGTTATGTAGCGCCAAGTCAGGAGTCGGCGTTTTCGGATCGCTGACAAAGGCACTGATCGGCAACTTGTCATATAACGCGCCATACTCCGGCAGGTAAGTCTCAAAATAAAACGCACGCCCAGGCATCGACTTAGCCGTCACCCAGTGGCCCTCTACAAACTCGCCGTGGCCAGACTGGCCGTCCATCAAAAATTCTTTCCGCACCCACACCTTCACGTTGGGTAAATTACATACTAAATCTGCCATTACAGTCGCTCATCTCCATAGTCGAAATCATCGTAGTCATCGTAATCTCGATAATCTATTAACTGCTTGCTTTCCAACGGCCCGTCGCGCTCGACAGCCGCCCAAATCTTATCCGCGTCTTCTTTCTTGCTAAGGTCGTACTCCGTACTCGTTTCCTCAAGCGTCCAACCACCCGGGCAAATCGGATCGTCTGGCTCGTAGTGCCATAACGCTTCAACCTCAACCACCGTGTCTTCGTTTAAATACACTTCATGTGTACACTTGTAATCAGCCCCAACCATCGTCGATCTCCTCCATCGTACAATTCTGCAGGTAACCTGGGGTGTCCTCCCCGACCCACGAACCAAGGATATTGAACTCAAAGAACTCGACCGCCTCTAAGTGCTCCATGCCATCTTCTTCCATCAGCACGTCGATCACTTTCTCAGGGTCATAAACGACAAAGGGTTCCTGCCCGCAACGGACAACAACCCCTAGTACGCAATGATCGTATCGATCATCAATCTTTAACACACCGCCACCTCGCTATCTGCGACTCCAATTCATAACTGGAATATACAGCAGGGATGGGCGGAGTCGATAACTCCGCCGCCTTGCGACGGTAATGACGGACCTTGGCTTGCATATCCCTGTCGTTCGTCTCATTCATCATGTCGTACTCGTCCGCAAGGAACGCATACCACTCCGCGGCACACGGGCCAGTCAGCCCGTTATATAATTGATCTCGAACGATCTTTGGCTTCTTACCCATCAATCCACCTCCGCATGGTCGTATGTGTCACGCCAACCGACGGCTTCAAAAAGTTCAGGGTCAGTCAACGACGCTATCCGTTCAATAATAGCCAAACGAACTTGAGCCGGAGTGATGTCGTACCTGTCTTTTTCATAGGAAATGACGGTAAAGTCAATGTCGAACACATGGTTGTACGCAGTTTCAGCTTTCACGATCAACCTCCGCGTAATCGTCGTCTTTCGCGTAGTCCATGTTAAAACCCAACGTCTCACAGATCTCGATAACTTTCTTCGGTAAGTTATACACGCCGTCGTAGTCCCTCAGGTGTCCGTCCTCGAACCACAGACCACCGCCCGACTCGTCGCCGTACACGTGATGCTCAAAGCCTTCCGGCACTCCGTCATCGCCAATAAATACAGAATACGGCTTAGACTCGACCCACTTCAGCGTGGCCGACTCCTTATAGATCAAATTACTTTTTTCCATAATGCTTGTCCTTGCACTTCTTCTTACCACACAGCTTTTTCTGACGTCCTACCAAATCCTTACCGCACGACACACAAACTTTTTTCTCTTTGACGCACGATAAATTCTTTAGATCCACGTACAGCTCTCCGAAGTTCTTCACGTCTTCCGCCATCTCGTGGGCCTGTTGCCATGCCACCACATCGTCATAGAAGTCCGGCAACTCAGTTTCTTTCCAATACATCTGGAAACTAGAGTACGCACTCAACAACCGCGTAAACGAGCCAATCGACATGTCCTCTGGCGAACCCGCCGCCGATAACGTCTCAGTAAAATCCCAATCAAAGTCCCGCAGAGCCTTCATCAGGTTGTCTAACGTCGCCAACTGTTGCGCGGTACACATGTGACGGACCGCGGCTACCGAACAGTTTTTTTGTTTGACGTACTCCACGTGCTTTACCTTCCAATCATCTATTTCCATTTTCGTTCTCCGTTTTTCGTTAAAAACACCTTGCTTGTATGCGAGGTATCCGATAACTTAGCACAAGTTTCTAGAAAGTTGTATAGGAATTTTATGAATCAGAAACCGGTCAGCCCGCAAAAAATTAACGAGATCATGATTCTCAGGTCACAAGGGCTGAAGTACTCAGAGATTGGGGAAAAGGTTGGCAAATCCCCGAAAACCGTCGAAGGAGTCGTTGTCAGACACCGGCACTACTGGTGTAGAGACTTCAACTTCCCAGAAATCATGCACAAAAAACGCTTTGGAGCTAAATGATGAAAGACAACAAAGATGACAAAACTCTCGACATCGAAGATGCGACGATCGTCGAAGAACAAATCGAAAGCAAAGACATGGACGAACTCGAAGCCGCTATCGATAGCCGTATGGAATGGTCCAACGCCGTCGAACTAGTTCAAGACGCACTGGTCGAATGGATCGAGTACAACAATGACCTGTACTTCTCCGCGGCAGACGACGAAGAAGCCGCGTCCATCAAAAGATTGAGCGAAGAAACACTCAATGCTTGGAAAAGAATCCTGCAAGGGTAATATGGATAGTTCACCCACAGGAGGAACCATGGACCAATATACAAAAATCGTCCTAGATAACGCACGTTGGACCGGCAAAGATCAAAAAACAGATCAACCTATCTACTCGGTCAGCCACGACGGCATCGATTACGAAGCAAATAATACCTATGACCTCATCATCATGTTGCGCAAAGCAAACAACGTGGATGTCGTCGAACACATGGAAGTCATTCGGGAAAAGCACGGGAAGCCCGCTTCTGCTTGACAGATCGTCAGGCATCGCATACCTTAGAGTCATTCCTTCGGGAATGGAAAAAGTCCTCGGGACCGGACGCTAGGTTGAAACATGACCGATAAGCTGTCCCACTGCCGAGGAAAACTTACTTTTCTCCGTAAGTTGAGTACGTAAAGCCCTTGGCTACTCAGTAGCCAAGGCACAAAATTCTTAGTCCTCCCAACTGAGATGTGACCCACGGGTCACGACCCAAGGCCCCTGATTCGCTAACCACGGATCACGGGCCTTTTCTTTTGGCAGTAACAAAGAGCATATGTACTTATACGAGTAGAAAATGAAAAAAAATATTTTTTATAAAAAAATGGTGTATACGGTGTAGTTTGTGTTACCAACCAGTAATGACGTGTGTTTCAGAGGTATCACCAAGGTAACAGGTAACAGAAGTTAATCGGGACTACACTCGACTTTGAAATGGTTTTTTTATTTTTTCTGATTTTCTCCCTATATAAGTACATGTGCGCTTTGCATTACTTTGAAGTAGAATCGCAGAAAATCATGTACTAGGAGGCATGCTGTGTCTGAGACACAAGAACAACCAAAAAGAAGAGGGCGTCCGCCTCTGGACCCCGAAGAAAGAGAACGCAGAGCATTAGCTCGGAAAAAAGCGTATAAGTATGGAAATGGTAATCCTGCTCCGGCCAAGTCGGCAGAACGACGCCTGACTTCAAAACAAGAGCGGTTTATCCGAGAGCTTGTCAGCCAAGATGGTCACATTACTTTGACAGAAGCAGCGATTAATGCAGGATATTCGCCAAACAGTGCCGCTTCGGAAGCGAGCAAACTTCTGAACCCCAACATCAACCCGCACGTTGTTCGCAAGTATCAAGAGTACAAGGAAGAGATTGAGGCTAAGTACGCCATCAACTACAAGCGACACATCCGTGATCTTCAAACCATCCGCGATAAAGCGATGGAGTCTGGTGCGTGGTCAGCGGCAGTGCAGGCGGAGTATCGAAGGGGACAGGCGCATGGGGACATCTACATTAGCAAGTCTGAAGTCCGACATGGATCAATCGATCAGATGAGTAAAGAAGAAGTCTTGAAGGCATTAGAGGAGTTGCGCGGTGGAAGAGAAGAACGAGACATCACCCCAAAAGAAGAAGAGGTTATCGACGGAGGCAGGCTTTTGGACGTTGTTCAAGAAGGAGCTGAAGAAGAAATACCCGAAGATTTTGACGACTCGGATCGAGACGTGGGCGACTCCAGGGGTTCCTGATGTTTGTGCAATGGATGAAGCGGGCACGTTTCACTTCATTGAGCTGAAGCACTTGGCAGGGAATCGCATGAACTTGCGCCCTGCTCAGGTTTCTTGGATTACAAAACACAAAGCGGGCTCGGTTTGGATATTGGCTCGGCAGGATGTAAAAAGAACATCGACATGGAAGGTGTGTTTGTTTGGTCCTGACAAGGCGGTGGACTTAGCGTTGGAGAAGTTTGATGACGTGACACCGGACTATGAGCTGACAGACCCAGAACAATGGCCAGAGCTGTTGGAGAAAATATTCGGTTGACACAGTAGAAATACGTATGCGATTTTATAAGGGCACCAATAACGGTGCCTTTTTTGTCTGGGAGGACAACATGAACGATGAAGTAAAACATTTGTTAGGTCGTGCTTTGTATTACACAGAGGCGTCATTGAAGGATATGCAGTGGAAATCTTCTAATGAAGATATTCAAGGTTTCAACATGGACACCAATGGCACTCCGTGCTTTGAATCCAAGGAAGAGTTGGCTGAGTACTTTTCTGAGATGGAATTGTTCATTAACCAACTAAAGGAGTGTCTCGATGACTAAGGTAGTAGCAACAGCAACGATGTACACCTTCCTTGAGTGGAGGGGTGACATACCGGACGACATTCCGGAAAAAGACTGGCATTCGTGGGTCAAAGAGAATGTTTGTGGTAGTGAGTTCACAGAGATTGGCTCAGGTGATTGGGATTACGACGACGTGTTGGAGGCGGATTATGAGTAAGGGTTGGTATGTGAAGGTCGATGTACCTGTTCAATTTATGATGGACTGCAACATTGGTGTGGTTGCGGAGTCGGAAGGCGGAGCGCAACAGGCCGCAGAAGAGATCGTTGCCGATGAGCTGAGGAAAACAGTGGATGAACTACAGGAGGGCTTTCCGTGGGATTTCACTACAGGGTGTCTCAACTGGAGTCGCGGTGGCGGGACTTTGGAGCCTGTTTTTGAACTAATGCGGGCAGGCTCTGCTACTCCTGATTCAGACTTTGATCCAGATGAACCTGATGCAGACGACTTGATGGAAGCGGCAATGTGCTTGTTAGAAGCTTTTTGGAATTTGCCGGATGATGACAAAAGGAGGTCAGACTTCCTGCCAAATCATGGTATCGCCCATGTTCGTAGTCAGGTGGCTGATGCGGCAAGTCTCTGTCACCAGACATGGAGGGTCGTAATTGATGACGATGGATTCGATTGTTTCGATTGGGATTTTTGTCCGCAGTTCTTAGATCGATGCATGGATGAACAGATGGTTTTAAAATCGAACGATCTTTTTGAGTTAGTAAGAATGTGGAAGGAAGCTCAATGATTTTTTTAATTGATTGGCTTCAAAAGAAAGCAGAAGGTACAAAGCGAGAGTTGCTTACTGCGCCTAAAGCAGACGATTTGGTGGTAAAGCCGGAAGTTAAAAAAGAACCCCCGCACCCTAAGCGTCGGGTTCGATACTGGAATGTTTGACAACTTAAAATTAAGTATGCGACTGTATAAGAGCGGGAATGGCCCGTTCTTTTTAATTGGGAGATTAAGATGAGTTATATCGTTGCGGTTACAAGCAATATTAACGGTGGTATACCGTACAATTTAAAAGACCAATGGACCTATCATGAAGACTTTGATTCTGCCAAAGCGCAGTATGAAAGTATGTTAGGGGAGCAAGATACCTATACAGTGTCTCTGACAATGGTCTTGGAATCGTCTGATTATCCAACGCATGAGGGCTTAAAAAATGTTGCCTATTGAAACGATTGAAGCGGGCCGTCGTGACGGATTTGATCTTAGGTTCGAGTTCTATCCGGAGGATATGCACCCTGCCGATTCTTTTGACGACACGGTATGTGATTTAAAAGAGATCATGTACAAGATTGAAACGGGCCAATGGGAGTGGTTTGTGGTGAAGTGTGTTGCGTCGATCAATGGCGTGGACCTTGGTGACGATTGGCTTGGCGGTTGCCTGTACGATTCGTATGAGCAATTTGTCGATGAGAATGGATACAGTGAAGACATGATCGATCAGGCTTTGGAAGAAGCGCGTCAAAATACTAGTGCAATAGTTCAAAAAGCTTTAGCCGGTTGACAACGTATATAAATATATGCGACAAAGAAGCCCTGCAATTACGCAGGGTTTTTTTTGTTGGGAGACAACTATGACTACATTAAATGAAGCGCGGGAAGTTTTTGACCGCAATGAAAAAGCACTAATGTGCGAATCTGTTATCGATCTGTTAAGAGCCCGTCAGCGTATGGGCGTTCTGGAATCTGAAGCAGATTTCTTGGCCGGTGCGATGGCCGTTATCAATTATGTGTTTCCACATCAAGAGGGATCGGACAAATTGTCTGACGATATCCCAGTGGCGTGGATCATGTTTCCTATGGCAGGCCGTTCGATCTTAGATGCATATAAAGATTCGGAGACACACTAATGATTCGTATTCAATACTCAATTACCGACTTACTGGCGGTTATGGAATTTTCTGGTAAGAACGACGTTCGTTATTACTTGAATGGTGTTCACCTTACAGTGGGCGCGGATTTCAATAGTGGACGCATGGCGGGTGTCATCGAAGCGACGAATGGGCACCACATGGTTTCAACCGCTCTGGATTCGGAAGATATTTTTGTGGGTGAATCGGAAGAGAGCCGGTTGCGTGACGTGATCTTGGACATTGATTGTTTGAAGCGCCACGTTCGCAAACCCCGTGCTAAAGATCGGGACGATTGTGAGATTATTTTGACCCGTGATACGTCGGGAGTTGACGTGGCTCACTATGTGGATTCAAACGATCCTTCGATCATGTATCCGATACAGATCGTAGCGGGCAAGTTTCCTAATACCAGTCGCGTATGGCGTGTAGCGTTCAATGAAGAGCTAGATACAAATGTTTCCGTTCAGGGTGACTACCTTTCGGTTGTCGCAAAAGCTTGCAAACTGTTTCGAGATCGGACGGATTATCACGCAAACTTAGCGCCGATGATTCAAGGCAAAAAATCAGGACACACATTGGTTCAGGTTGAAGGCCGGTCCGACGTGGTAATGATCGTGATGAGTTGCAGGGTGAACTGGGACAATGTTCACAAGACGATGCCCTATTGGTTGGAGCGCGACTTGATGGACGAAACGGATCATTCTGATACAGGCACTTGATCCTATCGCATACCTATGCGATTCTTTGAGCCGGTCCTAAGTGACCGGCTTTTTTGTTTAACAGTTGGGAGACTGAACTATGTGTGAAAACACCGTGACTAAATATGTGCCCCGTGGGTACGACTACCGTCCAGTTGAATACCGTTGTGGTTCGACTGGGATCAATGGTGAACCAGTGTGGTGCGAGAAATGCGAGGGATCGGATCGGGTCCGTCAGATTGAAGCGAACAGTGAAGCCGACAATGCTTGGCTCCGTTCTGCAAACTGGGGGGAAATGTAATGGGTAGAAACAAGATTGTTTACCGCAACGATGCGGGTGAGATCCTTGGTTGGGATTATGAGTGCGACGCCAGTGAACTGGCTGAGTGGGATTATTTGGATCAGCGTGATTCGATTTTTGAATACGACGATGAACCGTATGACGAAGAGGGGGAATCGTAATGGGGGACTTCACTTTGAACGAGAAAACTTTGCAGTATGTTCACCCTACCGGTTGGACCTACCACGCCGTCGCAATGGACCTTGGGTCCAGTTGGGCGCGGGCGCTTGATCCGATGACTGCAATTCGTAATGCGGGCGGATGGTCAAAGCCGGTTGCGGTTGCGTGCGCTTATGGAAAGTTTGGCGATCTTGAATCGACCCAGTGGGGCAACTTCACTTGGGACCAATGGGAGCCGATCCCCGTGGGTTTGTTTTTGGTCACCCCGCGATCAATCAAACCAATGCCTGCGAAGACAAAACAGTTTGGCGATCATCAGGACTGCGATCAGTGGATAGCCGAATTTTTTGATGCGATTAACCGATGGAAAGATGATTTCGATATACCGGACAAAACTTGGCAACGGGTGCCAAGTAATCCGAAAGCTTGCAACGAATAAGCGACTTATCGCATAATTGAGACCGGCCCCAGTGGCCGGTTTTTTATTATCTAAGTTGGGAGACTTAAACCATGAATACAGCAGAAGACATGACTAACGCGATCGCAACCGCTCGCGCTTGCTTGGCCCGCATTGTCGAGTTGAGAAAAGACGCGATCGAAGCCGAAGACAACGACAGTTGGGACGGTTGGGAAAAGGCCCAAGAATACGCGCAAGAAATGGCGTACGACGTAAAGGTCCGGACCGGTTGGTTCAATCCGTGGGACGGGGTAACCCTGCCGGATGATTTGGCCGAAGGATATATAACCGTTGCCGGCGGCGGTCCCGCCGCTCGCGTTTGGTTTGAACTGGACGGATACGGGGAAGCGGGACAGGTTAAGTTGCAATGTCAGGACTGGTTCACCCCTTGGACCGATGTTGTGACCAGTGCGGACGAGTGGGACGCCATGGAGTGGTTTGTTAATTGTTTCAACTTTCGGGAGCTGTACTGATGCGCGACTTCACCCGTAACGAATTAATCCTTTTAGAAGACTACGCACGTTGGGCCGGTCCAACGTGGCGCGGGCGGCTCATTCGTGACTGGCAACGTGCCGGCTCCAATTACTGGGGCGAGTGGGCGCCATTCCAGAAAATGAGAAACGAAGTCGGGCCGTCGCGTTTAATGGCTTTCGATTTCCAGTTGCAAGACTGAATCTAGTTGTCGCATACTTGAGCCCGCCCTAGTGCGGGCTTTTTTATATCTAACAGTTGGGAGACTGAAACAATGAAACCAGTGATTGATGATCTAAGAAGCCGCGGCTTCGTCGAAACTCGCGCCATGTCTTTGACTCGTGCACTCGATCAACTACACCACTCCGTGTGTCACATGGACACAGAGCAACTTGCTCTGCTCAAACGGGAACTTCCGGAAGCCTTTGCGCTCTGCCAGTATTACGGAAAGAAAATCCCAATGCTTAACGCTTTAGACGATTAACCCCGCCTTTCAGCGTTGATGAGCCCGCCATCGTGCGGGCTTTTTTACGCCCCCAATACATGGCGAGCCGTGGCCCGCGCACCCAGAGCCGAAAGTTACCGGCAAAACAACCGAGAGCAGCCGAACGTGCAAAAAGGTCGGGGCGCTGCCGAAAGCGATCCGGCAACAATTAACCAGAAACCGCGAGTCGTGATCCGTGGACCGCCCGCAGTTACTAAGAAACGCGGCAAAAGTGCCAGGGGACATTACCCAGCGCATCCGGTCCGCTATCCCCTGGCACTTATCCGCGGTCCGTGGTCCGTGGTGCAGGAAAAACGGCACGGGGCCCGTGGCGATCGGGTCAGCGAAATCGAGGCGCGGCGCGGGGTCCAGAGCGATCGAGCGGCGGCCCGCAGGTCGAGCTAGACGGGTGTAAAGTCCATGTTTCTGACAAATATTTGGCAAATTGAGACTTATCTATGCGATAAATCCCATAAAAAACGCAAAAGGGACCCGTGGGACCCCCAAAACGTGACTAAATTTTTAAAAACAGTCACAAAATAAATAAATTTACGTGACCAATAAACGTTTTTTGGTCATAAAAATAACAAAAAATTAAATATATCCAGAAATATTGTTTGGTTTGCAGAAATACTGATAAAGTCACATACGAAATTAACCTCTGGGACCCCGAAAGGATGCTGAATACCGAAGAAGCAGAAGCGCAAAAACTGCGTCTCGAACTGCGTCTCGCTCAAATCGAGAAAAATGAGCAGTGCCAAGAAAGTTTTTTGACCTTTGTTAAGCGAATGTGGCCGAGTTTCATCGCCGGAGAGCACCATCGGATCATTGCAGACAAGCTTGAACGCATCGCGAGCGGTGAACTAAAGCGCCTAATCGTGAATATGCCCCCTCGACACACTAAATCTGAGTTCGCATCCTTCCTGTTCCCGGCGTGGATGATGGGCCGTCGTCCGGACATGCAGATCATTCAGGCGACACACACGACCGAACTCGCTGTGAACTTTGGTCGGAAGGTAAAAAACCTTCTGGATGGCGATGATTACAAAGAAGTCTTCCCTGAAACGGAGCTTGCTGCGGATGCCAAGGCTTCTGGCCGGTGGTCCACGAGCCGTGGAGGGATGTACTACGCTGTGGGTGTTGGCTCGAACCTCGCGGGTCGCGGTGGTGACCTTGTGATTATTGATGATCCGCACTCGGAGCAGACGGCGATGAGCGCGAATGGTTTTGATCAGGCGTATGACTGGTATACCGGGGGTCCTCGACAGCGTTTGCAGCCTGGTGGCGCGATTGTTTTGGTACAGACTCGGTGGTCTGAGAAGGATTTGACGGGTCAGTTGGTCCGTAAGATGGCCAAGGACCCGCTTGCAGATCAGTGGGAAATCGTTGAATTACCTGCAATTTTTCATGAAAACACCGAGGAGGAGAAGTCTTGCTGGCCTGAGTTTTGGTCTTTAGATGATTTGAAGGCGGTGAAGGCGTCGGTTCCCCCGAGTAAGTGGAACGCGCAGTACCAGCAGAATCCGACGGGCGATGAGAACTCTATTTTGAAGCGCGAGTGGTGGCGCAAGTGGGAGAGTGAGAATGTTCCTAAGTTGGAGTATGTCATTCAGTCTTTGGATACGGCGTTTTCAAAGCGGGAGACGGCTGACTTTAGTGCGATCACGACCTGGGGTGTGTTTTACCCGGACGAGGGGGAGACTCCGAATTTAATTTTGCTGGATTCCAAGAAGGGGCGCTGGGATTTTCCTGAGTTAAAACAGGTCGCTTTGGAGGAATATAAGTTCTGGGAGCCTGAAACGGTGATTATTGAGGCGAAGGCGTCTGGGATGCCCTTGACCCACGAACTACGGAACATGGGTATTCCTGTTGTTAACTTCACACCGAGCAGGGGTAATGATAAGCTTTCCCGTGTCCATGCCATCTCCCCGTTATTTGAGTCTGGTATGGTCTGGGCTCCTGACGAAATGTTCGCAGATGAGCTGATTGAGGAGTGTGCTGCGTTCCCGAACGGGGAGCATGACGATTTGGTAGACAGCACGACTCAGGCGCTGATGCGCTATAGGCAGGGTAATTTTGTACAGTTGCCCTCTGACGATTGGGAGGAGTCGGGTCCTTCCGACAGAATTACACCGTTTTACGGATGAAGAGATAGCGTATGGCAGAATTTTCAGATCGCGACGTATTAACCCGGATCAATCAGATTCAAGCGGCAGGCGGCGGCGATAACCCCACCACGCGTGCTCAAATTGCTCAAGAGGCCATTGATGCTGGCGTAGATGCGGCGCAGATTTCACGGGCTTTAAGTCTCTCGGCGGCAGATCGAGGGGTAGAAAGCGGCTTTACTTCTGGCGGCACCCGAGTAGCAAACATTGCCTCTGGCATTGGATACGATTTAGGCGCCACCTCTCCTTTAGTTGATTTAAGCACGATTGGTAGCGCGGAAGCGGCACGCCAGGGCTTGTATGCGGGCGATTTCGGTGCTCCTGGCTTCGATCAAATCATGCAGGGCTTGTACGCTTCAGACCCGGCAGACACGACTGTTTTAGATACGTTGCAATCCGGATCGCTTGTTAACGAACCTGCGAGCAGCCCGCTGTCAATCGGTAACCGCGTGACACGGACCACGGACCCTTTATACACGGCACCTACCTCCGGTTTTCAGTACGACACACCGACAGAGTTGGTAAATCCGGAGACGGGTGAGTTTGTATCAACCGGGGAGCTTATGGCGCAAAACGTGGCCCAGGGGCCCCTGACGCAATCGATGGAGCAGGTGATTACGCCATCGGCGGTCGAGGGCGAGGCGCCGGCAATTTCGTATGACTATGTTCCGTTTGACCCAACCACGGCGAACCCAATCGTTACCGCGTTACCAGAAGTAAAAGCTTCGGATTTCTTGTTCTCTGGGTTGATGCGCCAGCCTGAATTAGGTGCGGTCAATAATCAGTTTGCGCAAGACGTGCCGTCTATGATGGCGGGCTCGATTTTAGATCCTTTGGTGTATGGCGATTTAAACGGTGACGGCGTAGTGGATGCTCAGGATGCGGCGTTGTATCAATCTCAACAGGGCAGCACGGGGGGTACGGCGATGTTTAATCGAGGCGGTTATGTGCAGAATTTTTCTGAGGGCGGGCGAGTTAGTCAAGCAGAGTTAACAGAAATTTATAACAATTTACTGCGTCGCGATCCGGATGTTTCCGGCATTGAATACTGGACCGGGATGGATGTTGATCCAAACATTACATACGATCAAACTCCCACAAGTGCTCTTACTAAAGAAGCGGTGGAAGCTGCAATTATGGCAGGCCCCGAATACCAAGCCCTGCAGCGAGGGGACTATCTTACTCGCGATGTGGGCACGGCTTTTGACGCCTTACTAGGTCGAGACCCTACGATAGAGGAAGCAGAGTATTACACCGGGTTTGATTTCGACGCTAATGTGGGCGCTAGTGCAAATCCATTTAGAAACAGGGACATAGATTCAATTATTGCGAACATAAAAGGAACAGAGGAATATTTGAATCAGTTCCCCGACACAACTACCGGTGGTAATACCGGTGGTAATACCGGTGGTAATACCGGTGGTAATACCGGTGGTAATACCGGTGGTAATACTGGTGGTGGAACCATCGGTGGTGGCGCGGTTGATCGAGGCGACGTAAACCTTGTCGCAAACAGCCCGTTTGGAGCGATGATTTCAAACGTGACTAACCAACGGTCTTCGACAGATCCTGTCGTAGAGTCTAATTTAGGAACGGGGCTGACCGGAACTTTAGTAAGTAGCCCAAGTTTCAATGCTCTTCCCTATGAAAGAGGTCCTTTTGATCCAGTTAGTTCAAATCCGATAGTCACGGAGCTTCCAGAAGTAACTTCTTCTGATTTCTTGTATCAAGCGTTGATGAACCAGCCTTATTTGCAAAGCGTCAACAATAATTTTGCTAACTTAGTTCAAAACCTTGATCCAATTATGAGAGCGCAGCAACAAATCGCTTTAGGCGGTATTGGTTCGTTAAATCTAAACAGTGATTTAAATGGCGACGGCGTTGTGGACGCGCAAGATGAAGCCATTGCTAATGCAATTAGAAATCAATATGCAGGGTTGGTGTAACCATGGATTATGAATCAGAAGCATATGGCGTAGGTCCTTCTAATACTGGAAGCAGTGGAAACCGAGACGATGGCGGTAGAAGTTATTCTATTACCGGTGCAGATGGCAATCAGATCGAAGTTGTTGATTATTCAAGAAATTATACCGGACCACGGCTCGCTGACGGTACTCCGGACCCCTATGGTACTGGGCAAGGACTAAACCTCAGTACGGACCGTATTGATTACGGCGACGATCCGAATCAAGTGCTTCGTGATCTTCGGACCATAGAGCGTCGGAAGATGGAAAGCGTTTTTAACAGAATGCTGGGTAGCATGGGTTCGGGGCAAAATTTTAGTGATGAAATAGCGCAATTTCAGCGCCAAATGAATCAAAGCCGTCCTAACACCAACCCCGTATCCAATTTTGCAAATCGTTTACAACAGGCTACGGAAGGCATAGACGTGGGCCGTGGACAGGTACGCGTGGGCAATGTACCGGGCGGTGTGGGCATTGAGTACACCCAGGATTTGTACCCGGGCGACATTGTTAAAGGCATTGGTTCTTTGTTCCGAAGCTTGATGACGCAAGAAGACCAGAATCAATGAATCGAGCGATGATGCCGAAACAGATGTACGCAGAGGGCGGAGTTGCTTCTTTGGCCCGAGACATCTACATGCCGGAAGGCGCTATTGCTAATTTAATGACTACGGACGACAGCATTCGCAGCGATATGGAAGCGTTACGGCAAAGTAACCCAGAAGCGTTTCAGGCGATGATGGATCGAAACACCGAAGCTAATATACAGCGGTTGAATCGCTTGCAGTTTGAGCAAGACGAAATGGTTAAAGGTTCGCCGCTACCCGCGGTAGATCGGTATTTGGCGGATCGGGCTGTGTACTCCACTCAAATTCCACCGGGGTTTGAGGACGTTGAGTATTTAGAAAGAGGCCGTACTACGGCGGGAGTGAATATTTCTTCACGGCCCACGGGACTTACAGAGCGAACTTTTGTGACGGGCAACCCTGCAGACCAGGTTTTGCTTCATGAGGCAGCGCATTCAGAGATACCGAACCAAGGGTCCTTTGATGCGTTTATGGCTGGGGCGGAAGGTCGAGAAGAAGCTGCGGTCACTGGTATGGATTTGTATCGTGCCTTTAAGTCAGACAAACCAGAGGAATTTACCTCTTCTATCAACTATTTAGCTAAACAGGGGGTGAACATGTTTTATCCTCCTGATTTAATGCGGCTGAAGGACAATATTGTAAAAAACATCGTGTTTTTATCGGAAAAGTCCGGAAATCCCATATCTTCTGATAAAGTAGCGGCGTTAGAAAGCGATGTTGAAAGAACAGTTATCGCAGCAGGTAAGAAAGCCTCTCGTTTGCGACGAGAGGCAGTAGGCTACGCAAACGGGGGCGGTGTTCAATCTTTGGCGCCGCAAGCCCGCATGATGTTTAGGAGATAAAAATGTCAGTACCTTCAGACCGTCCGCCGGTCTCTTTGATGGCCCGCAACGTTATTGTTGACGAAGAAGGGATGCCCACGGAAGACCTAGAAATCGAAACGCCGGAGAACATGTTCTCTGATCGAATGGCGATGGCTGGACAAGAGATCCAAATTACCGAGGAAGGTGACGACATTGTTGTGGACCTTGATCCACAGATGGAGATGGAAGGGGACTTCTTCGACAATCTTGCAGAAGACCTGGACATGCGGGATCTGGGGTCGATCAGCTCTGATTTGACTGCGGAATACGACGCGAACAAAGCGTCGAGAGCAGATTGGGAGAACGCGTACTCCGATGGTTTAGAACTGTTAGGTTTTAACTACGAAGAGCGTACACAGCCCTTCCGTGGCGCGACAGGCGTGACACACCCACTGTTAGCCGAGGCTGCCACACAGTTTCAGGCGCAGGCATTTAACGAGCTTTTGCCGGCTTCCGGCCCCGTTAAGACCGTCATTCTTGGCACACCAAACCAAGAAAAGGAGCAGCAGGCCAAGCGCGTTCGTAACTTCATGAACTACTACATCACAAACGTGATGGAAGAGTACACGCCAGAATTTGATCAGATGCTGTTCTATTTACCGTTGGCTGGCTCAACGTTCAAGAAAGTGTACTACGACGAAAACTTGGGTCGTGCGGTTAGCAAATTTGTTCCGGCGGAACACTTGATTGTCCCTTACGAAGCGGGCGATTTAGAGACATGCCCTAACATTACGCAGGTTGTACGCATGCCGTATAACGACTTGCGTAAGCTGCAAGTGTCTGGTTTTTATAGAGATATTCCCGTTTTACCAAGTTCTGACGAGGGCGGCAGCTCGGTTGAAGACGAAATGGCGTTTATTGACGGCGTTCATTCTTCCTCCATTGACTACGACGTTACCTTGCTAGAGTGTCACGTAGACCTCGATCTTCCGGGATACGAGGAAATGGACGAAGAAGGCGAGCCGATTGGGATCAAAGTGCCTTATGTCGTGACTATTGCTTACGACAGCGGGCAAGTTTTGGCTATTCGTCGAAACTACCGCGAAGAAGACCCGCTCAAGAAGAAGATCGCTTACTTTGTTCATTATAAGTTTCTTCCTGGGTTTGGGTTTTATGGTCTTGGACTGATCCATACCATCGGCGGTCTGTCTAGGACGGCCACAGCAGCCCTCAGACAGCTTATTGATGCAGGAACGTTGTCTAACCTACCCGCTGGCTTTAAAGCCCGTGGCCTGCGTATACGAGACGATGACGAGCCGTTGCAACCGGGCGAGTTTCGAGATGTAGATGCCCCGGGCGGCGCGATCCGCGATTCGTTAATGCCGCTGCCTTTCAAGGGCCCGGATCAAACATTGATGTCGCTTCTTGGATTTGTGGTTCAGGCAGGACAACGGTTTGCCACAATTACTGACATGAAGGTCGGGGACGGCAATGATCAGGCCGCGGTAGGTACTACTTTAGCCTTAATCGAGCAGGGCTCTCGCGTAATGAGCGCGATTCATAAGCGTATCCATTACGCAATGAAAACGGAGTTCAAGCTACTGGCTCGCGTAATGGGCGAGTATTTGCCGCAGGAGTATCCGTATGCCATTGCAAATACGGATGCCAAGGTCATGGCGAAAGACTTTGACGATCGAGTAGACATTCTCCCTGTTAGTAACCCTGCCGTATTTAGTCAGGCACAACGAATTGCTAAAGCGCAAGCAGAGCTGACGTTGGCTGCGCAAGCGCCTGAGCTACACAACATGGAAGAAGTGTTCCGTCGGATGTATGACGCGTTAGGCGTAGAAGATGTCGATCAGATCTTGAAGACTAAGCCAAACGAAGAACCGCGTCCGAAAGACCCTGCTTTGGAAAACTTAGAAGCAATGGACGGACTGCCGCTGAAGGCATTCCCGGGACAGGATCATCAAGCGCACATTATGGCGCACTTGATCCAAGGTTCGAGTCCTTTGGTTGCTGCTAATCCGAAGGCGGCGCAGGACTTGCAGAAGCACGTTTTGGAACATGTTCGCACACAATCGATGGAGCAAGCGCAAGCGCAACTCGGACAGCAGGCTATGCAGGCTAATCCGCAGCAATTTGAAGCCGCAGTGGCGCAATTTATTGCTCAGAACATGCAGGCGGTTAAACAGATGAGTCAGCAGATTGCAGGTGGCGGAGAGAACAAGCCTGATCCTGTAGTGGCGCTGAAGCAGAAAGAGCTTCAGATTAAAGAGATGCAAACGCAGGCGGACATTCAGCAAGATCAAGCCGAGCTTGAGTTTGACCGTCAACGAGCGCAACAGAGAGCGGCGGAGTTCCAGCAAAAATTACAGAGCCAAGAACAGCAAACTTTTGCTAGAATTGAGGCTGCTGCAGAACGCGAGCGCATGAAGCAGATGGAAAACCTACGAAGAGGACCCGGACAATGAGCGCAGTAAAGATTATGGGTGGGCCTATTAAGAACCCACCAAAGCCTACCTCCAAAGCGGAGATTAAAGGTCAGGGATCAATTCCATATGACAAGACTGCCGAGGCTCCTATGAAGGCCCCAGGCGGTGTGGCGCGTGGAATGGGAGCAGCAAAGCGTGGTGGTAACTACAAAGGTTGCGGAGACTACTAATGCCACTAAGCCGTGGTAAGTCTCAAAAAACGATTAGCAAGAACATATCTAAGCTTCGCGACGAAGGATATCCGCAAAAACAAGCGGTAGCGATCGCAAAAAATGAAGCTAAAAGATATTCTAGGGGCGGTTTTGTTAAGAAATTCAGTCGTATAGCACGCCCCCAAAAGTTTATGGGCGTCTTCTAATGGAGGATTAGCCGTGATCTTTGAAGCCATAGCCGCGATCAAGATAGCGAATGAGGCTATTGGTGCAATCAAAGAGTTTGCTGGCCACTGCGAGTCTGTGGGTCAAATGGGCAAGGATTTAACTAAACTAGCCGACGCCAAAGAAGAACTTGAGAAAAACGCCAAAGACGGCGACATGGAAGCGTTTTGGGCTTTGGAGGACATTAAGCGTCACGAAGCCGAAGTCAAGAACATGTTCATCTACGCAGGGCGCCCCGGCCTTTGGGACGATTACTGCACATTCATCGCTAACCGTAAAGAAATGAGACGGAAAGCAAAAGAACGTGAACAAGCTAAGAAACTGGCTCGCAGAAAAGCCATACAGAATGGATTTTTGTATGGTGCTGTTGGCATTGCTGTGCTCGGTGTGGTGGGCGGGGCCGTGGCCTTACTACTTTGGCTTATTAGTCTTAAAGGGAAATAACTGATGACTGAAGAAATGCAGAAATACGACCTCAATGGTGACGGTGTTTTGGATACCGAAGAACGCCAGATCATGCTTGAAGACAAGCGCCGCAAGATGCTGGACGACGATGCCCATAGGGACCAACAGCGCAAGATGGTGTGGTACGTGTTAGCGGGGATGCTAACTTACCCATTGTTTGTAATTGCTGCGGATTTGTTAGATCTCGAAAAGTCGCAGGATATTCTGGGCTCCATGGCAACAATTTACTTTCCCAGCACATCGATTATTTTAGGCGCCTTTTTTGGTGCTTCAGCATATCAAGCTAAGAAGGGCGAATAGCTATGCTACAGATGTTATTAGGTCCGGCGATGGAACTTGGCAAAGAGTTCATCAAAGGCAAGGCGGACGAAAAGAAAGCGATTCAACAGCGTAAGATCAACGCCATTCAGAACGATGCTGATTGGGAAAACAAGATGGCGAATGCCACTTCCAATAGTTGGAAGGATGAATTTTGGTCAATTATTCTCGCGCTGCCTATTGCGGCAGTCGCGTATAGTGTTGCAGTAGACGACGTTAGTATCATTGAGCGTGTTAACGAGGGTTTTGCAGCTCTAAATAAGCTGCCTGAATGGTATCAATACCTCCTATTTATTGCGGTTTCAGCAAGTTTTGGCCTGAAATCAGCAGATAAAATCATGTCAATGAAGAAAAAGGGTTAAAGAATCCAGTTAGATCAGACATAATAAGAATGTCTGGGACAACATAGGAAAATACGCGAATGACTACTGATGTAGATATCGCGCAGTTTGTCTTCCAGACGATCACGGGGCGTAAAAGCCAAGTGCTCGACATTTTGGAAGACAACGGCATAAAAAACATGGAGCAGTACGCCACCCTAATGGGTGAACTAAATGCTCTTAACTTTGTAAAACAGGAACTCTCGGGCCTGCTAGAAAAACAGGAGCTATCGGATGACTGATAAGCTAAAAGACATCGAGGATGTCAAAGAAGAAGGCGTTGCAACGTCTTTAGAGGAGATATCTAACGCGGTATCTTCGATGTATAAACCTCGCGAAGAACGGGTTTTTGACCCGGAATCTGTAGACACCTCTCTTTTAGAAAGAATGCCTACTCCTACAGGGTGGCGGATGTTAATCCTCCCATATCGTGGTAAGGGCGTCACAGACGGTGGCATTGTACTTCCCGGAAAGATTTTAGATGACGGGCAGTTACAAACGGTTGTCGGATACGTTCTAAAAGTAGGGCCCTTGGCATACGAAGACAAAGACAAGTTCCCGGAAGGACCTTGGTGTAAACAAGGCGACTGGGTAATTTTTGCTCGATATGCCGGATCTCGATTCCGCATCGATGGCGGGGAAGTACGGATTCTAAACGATGATGAAATCTTGGCCACGATTTCAGATCCTGAAGACATCATTAGCTTGTGAGGTGACCAATGAGCGAAGAAAAGAAAGCGCATGAAGCAGATACTGGCGAATACGAAATAGAATTAGGCGAGCAGGAGAACGAGACTGAAGTAGAGGTCCCCGAATCGGCTGCCCCTGCAGAATCTCCTGTACAGGAAGACACTTCCAGTGATCACGAAGAGTACAACAACTCTGTTCAGAAGCGGATTGATAAGCTGACGAAAAAAATGCGCGAGGCCGAGCGCCGCGAGCAGGCGGCTTTAGAGTATGCGCAAAACGTTCAAAGTGAAGTGCATCAGTTAAAAGGTCGCGTCAAAACATTGGATGAGGGGTACCTTAATCAGTATGGCGAGCGACTAAGTACGCAGCAGCAGTCGGCTGAAGCGGAGCTAAGAAAAGCGGTCGAGTTAGGGGATTCTGATGCGGTAGTTGCTGCACAGAAAAAGCTTACCGAGTTAGCGATCGCAGGCGATCGTTATCGTGGTGCAATGTCTCAGCGTCAAGCTCAAATGCAGCAGGAGCAGGCATACGCACAGCAGGTGCCGCAACAACAGGCCGCCCCGCAACAGCCTAAGCGACCAGATCCAAAAGCCGAGGACTGGGCTGAAAAGAACAATTGGTTTGGGCAAGATGAGGCAATGACCTTTGCCGCTTTTGGAATCCACAAAAAACTTGTTGAACAAGAAGGATTTGACCCGCAGTCCGACGATTACTACAATGAACTAGATAACCGGATTCGCGTAGCGTTTCCACATAGGTTTAACGACGGGACCAGCAGACGCACCGCTCAGACGGTTGCTGGAGTATCCCGCTCATCAAATTCTGGGCGCTCAAGTAAGGTTCGTCTCTCCAGGAGCCAGGTTGCTATAGCCAAAAAACTCGGAGTGCCGCTGGAAGAATACGCAAAATATGTGAAGAAGGAGGCGTAGATGACTGACTCAACGACTAAGGGCGGTCATAGCCGTACCCCTCGCACAAGTGAAACCCGGGAAAAAACGGCGTCTCGTCGTCCTTGGGCACCACCATCCATGTTGGATGCACCCCCTGCACCGGAGGGATTTGTACACCGGTGGATTCGTGCAGAAGCACGCGGATTTGATGACACGAAGAATATCTCAGCACGCTTACGCGAGGGTTGGGAATTAGTTCGACGTGACGAATATCCAGACTTTGAGTCCCCGACAATTGATTCGGGGAAGTATGAGGGTGTGTTTGGAGTCGGAGGACTCATGCTTGCACGCATTCCTGTTGAAACAGCAGCCGAGCGTAATGAATATTATCGCTCACGGTCTCAAGACCAAATGGATGCCGTGGATCAGGACATGATGCGAGAGAACTCACACTCGACTATGAAGATCAGTAACCCTGATCGACAATCGCGTGTAACTTTCGGCGGTACTCGTAAAAGTTAACCGCCCTTTTGAAGAAGGAATGTGACAAATGGCAAATGCAGAAACTGCCTTTGGTTTGCGTCCTGTTGGGCTGAATGGTTCGGCAACTAACTCTACTGGAGTTACCCAATACGAAATTGCGGCGGATAACACCAATGCAATCTATCAATACTCACCAGTGATTCCACTTGCTGGCGGCGTAATTGATATCGTAGGTAACGCTAATGGTGGAACAGTGCCTTTCCTGGGTGTCCTAATGGGCGTGGAATATGTGGACTCTTCTAGCAAGAAGACTGTCTTTAAAAACTACTGGCCCGGGGCCAACAGCGTAAGCGTAGACACGAATTTCCCTGTCAAAGCTTTCGTTGCGGATAACCCAATGCAGATCTTTGTTGTAGCTGCAGACGAATCAGTAACCGATCGCGCCACTGCTTTGGCAGACGTGTTCTCTAACTGTTCTTTAGCAACCGCTACTTCTGGGTCTACTGCTACAGGTCGTTCAACTGCTCAACTGGATATCAGTACAGCAGCGACAACTGCAACTCTCGCTATGCGTATCGTCGGTATTTCTGATGATGTCGCTAATAACGATTACGATGCAGCGGGCGTACATTTCCGTGTACGGTTTAACTTCCACTACAATTCGCCAGCGTCGTCTTCGGACTCGCAGACAACGGCGGATTCAACGGCGATTTAAGGAGATAGGGAATGGCTATTTCTCGCGCTCAATTAGCGAAAGAGCTAGAACCGGGGCTTAACGCCTTGTTCGGCCTGGAGTATGACCGTTACGACAACGAGCATGCGGAAATCTTCGACGAAGAATCTTCGGATCGTGCGTTTGAAGAAGAAGTAATGCTGTCTGGATTCGGTACGGCTCCGACAAAAGGCGAAGGCGCCGCAATCTCGTTTGATGATGCACAGGAAACTTTCACTGCGCGTTATACACACGAAACAATTGCACTCGCGTTTTCAATCACGGAAGAAGCTATCGAAGACAATCTGTATGATCGTCTTGCTTCTCGCTACACTCGTGCATTGGCTCGTTCAATGTCACAGACAAAGCAAATCAAGGCTGCGGCTATCTTGAACAACGCTTTCGACACCAGCTTCCCAGTAGGCGACGGTGCGGCACTTTGTTCCTCAGCGCACCCATCTTTGTCTGGTAACCAGCGTAACCAATTGTCGGTTGCGGCGGATCTCAACGAAACTTCGCTTGAGCAGATGCTGATCGATATTGCTGGCTTGACTGACGAGCGTGGTCTGAAGATTGCTGTACGCGGCACAAAGCTGATTATTCCTAAAGAGCTGCAATTCATTGCAGAGCGGGTAATCAACTCTAATCTGCGTTCTTCAACTGCAGACAACGATTTGAACGCAATGAAGTCTATGGGCATGCTGCCTGACGGAGCGGTTGTAAACCACTTCCTGACTGACCCAGATGCGTTCTTCATCAAGACCGATGCGCCAAACGGCTTTAAGCTGTTCCAGCGCACTGCAATCAAGACTGCAATGGAAGGTGACTTTGACACTGGAAACATGCGGTTCAAGGCCCGTGAGCGTTATAGCTTCGGCGTCTCTGATTGGCGAGCTGTCTTCGGTACACCCGGAGCGGCATAATGTAGCTTTTAAGCTACATGAAAAAGAGGGCGCTAGACGCCCTCTTTTTTTGTCTGTAAGATTGATTTAACTAGGAAATTGGTGCGTCGGACTGACCTAGCAGACGACATGCAGACAGGCGCACTTAACTCGCATGTGAGGACATCGCAATGGCATCAACAACTTTTTCAGGTCCAGTCACCTCTACGGCTGGCTTTATTTCAGGCACTGACTCTCTTGTAAGCGTTACTGCGGACGTTACTTTAACTTCTGCTGCTCACGCGGGTCGTACAATGGTTTTAGACGTAGCTTCTGGGGCAACTGTTACGCTTCCTGCCGCTACAGGCACGGGTAACGTATACAAGTTTTTTGTAAAAACAACTGTAACGTCTAACAACTACATCATTCAGGTTGCAAGTGCGGATGACACAATGGCTGGCGTTGCAATCGTTGCAAACGATTCAGATGCTTCTGCTTCTATCTTTGAAACGGCGGCAACTTCAGACACTATTACGTTAGATGGCTCTACTACCGGCGGTATTTTAGGCGGTCAGATCGAACTTCAAGACGTTACGTCAGGTGTTTTCTCTGTGACTATTCGTCAAGCGGCAACGGGTACAGAAGCGACTCCATTCTCCGCGGCAGTATCGTAAGGATTGACCTATGGGCAACTTGAACAGCAAGGTGCTTAACAACGGCAAAAAGGCGGCTCCTAAAAAAGCCGCCGCTAAAAAGCCTGCGGCACCCAAAAAGAAAGAGGACTGATGAATGTCTGGCTCTGATGTAAAAGCCAAGCGCGTCACCGAAACGGGCTCACTCGGTGTGGGCCCTGCACGGATTCGTCAAATACAGGTTTTATCTACTACAGGAACACCTCGTCTGACTATTACAGACGGCAATGGTGGATCTACTGTATTGGACCTAGATTTTTTGGCATCGGACTCGCACTCAGTAAACATTCCGGCAGAGGGTATTCGAGTAGAAGACATTTATGTTTCTACTTTAGATGCTGTTTCGGCCATGACTGTTTTTTACAACTAGTCGGGGGTTCAAATGGCTAACGTTATTCGATCTATTTCTCAAGTCGGAACTACGGAGCCGTTTGAACTTCAAGTTGCGCGAGGCCAAATTCCGGGTCACAGCGTAAGAAACATCTTTGGTTTCAACGCCGCTATCGGAACTACCCTTACAACTCCGTGGGAATTAGCTAATACTACCGCGCTACCTATACCGGGGTCTGCTTTAACTTTTAGCCTTGTTAGTTCCAGCGCAAGCGACACTAGCGTTAGCATTTTGGTTTCCGGCGTTAACGCCGACTATGTTTTAACTCAGGAAGTAGTGGCTTTAGACGGAACCACCCCCGTAAACACGACAAACACTTATCGTTTTATCAACGATCTAATCACTACATCGGGCAATGCCGTTGGCAACGTTACTGCAAGTAACGGGGGCACTGTTTACGCTCAAATTACAGCGGGACGGGGCAAAAACCAATGCGCGGCGTACATGGTCCCCGCCGGATATTCTTACTATTTAACTCGGATTGATTCGTTTTCTGGAACGGCTACGGGCGCAAGTAAATACGTCAACTTTAGAAACAGGACGACCGGCTCGGACGGGCGCATCTTTAACGTAGCTCAGACAACCTTTGGTTCTCGTATGGATATTGGCCGACAGCTACCGTTTAGGGTAGGCGAAAAAACGTTACTAGAGTTACAGGTTAGTACCAACAGCACTACTGCCGATATCGGCGTCTTTTCTGATGGTTATTTAATTAAAGAAGAGGGACCCGCTTTTGCCTAAAACGACTGCGGTAAAGAGATCCCCGTCGGGTCGCCTCAGTTATCGAGGCGAAACGTTTTCTGGCTATAACAAGCCAAAAAGAACGAGCGGTGGTAGCAAGAAGTTTGCGGTGCTTGCCAAAAAAGGCAATGAAGTAAAGCTTGTACGTTTTGGCGATCCAAACATGACTATTAAAAAGTCAAACCCGGAGCGTCGAAAGAGCTTTAGGGCACGGCATAACTGTGATACGGCAAAAGACAAGTTTAGTGCACGGTATTGGAGCTGTAAGAAATGGTGACAGAAGTAACTGTTAACATGGAAGACGAAGAGTTAAAGACTAAGGATGTTCTCTTTCTTTTGCAGAAGCATGAAAGTGAGTGCAATCTTCGATACAAAGCAATTAACGAAAAGCTTGAGTCGCAAGCCGCCACTTTAGAAAAACTCGATCAAAGAATGTGGTTTATCGGGATTTTAGTGGTTGCGGCACCTTTCGGAATGCTTCTAGTAGAAAGGATGATGCAATGAGCCGAGTCAATCTTGGTGCTGGGACTCCCGGTAAAAAACTGTGCGGCCCTGTTCGTAAGATGAAGAAGGGCGGCGAGGCCAAGAAAAAAGGCAACAAGATTTGTGATGCCGGAATTGCTTGGGCAAAACGCACTTTTGATACGTATCCAAGTGCATACGCTAACATGGCCGCATCTAAGTATTGCAAAGACCCTAATTACGCCAAAAAGGCTAAAGGGAAGAAAAAATAGTGGGTGAGCTTAAAAAGTGGCGAGATCAAGATTGGGTTCGTATCGACAGCTCGGGAAACATTGTCGGTAAGTGCGGCACGTCTAAGGATAAGAAAAATCCTGATCGTTGCCTGCCTCGATCAAAAGCCGAGAGTTTAACCAAAGCCGAGCGAGCGGCTACTGCAAAGAAAAAGAAACGTGAGGGTGCCAAAGGTAAGACAGTGGTATCTAACACAGAAAAAGCTAAAGTTCGCAAAGCGGCAATGGGCGGAGAGATTAAAAAGTATTCCTCTGGCGGAGAGGCCCGGAAAAACCATCGTGGTTGTGGGGCAGTAATGTCAGGCAGGCGTAAAAAAACGCGGTACGCGTAGGAGCTTATAGATGGCTGTTTCAGGCTCTAAAAACTTTGAACTGGATGTAAGTGATTACATTGAAGAGGCGTTTGAGCGTTGTGGCCTGGAGGTTCGGACCGGTTATGACTTAAAAACTGCAAAGCGTTCTTTAAATCTAATGCTCGCGGAATGGGCTAACCGGGGCTTGAATCAGTGGACTATTGAAGAAAGTAGTCAAGCTTTGACCCAAGGAACGGCTTCTTACTCACTTGGAACAGAAACCATTGATATTTTGTCGGCTGTTCTCAGAAGAGGGAACACAGACATTAATATGGAGCGCGTAAGTCGGGATGAGTTTTTAAACATTCCGAACAAAACTACACAGGCTCGACCCACACAGTTTTTCTTAGATCGACAGATTACTCCGACGTTAAAGATCTGGCCTACCCCTGAAAACAGCACGGATGTCGTGGTATTTAATCGGCTGGTTCGTATTGATGATGCAGATACGCAGCAGAATACAATGGACGTACCCTTTAGGTTTTATCCGTGTTTGGCAGCCGGCTTGGCTTATTACATTGCTATCAAGCGAGCGCCTGAGCGCATTCAGATATTAAAAGCGGTGTATGAAGAAGAGATGGACCGTGCCATGACAGAAGACCGAGATCGATCTTCTTTCAACATTGCACCGAGCTTGGATTATTATAGGACTTATTGATGGGTAAGTTTGCGGTTGGTAAGCATGCTTTTGGTATCTCGGACAGATCCGGGTTCCGTTATCCTTTGCATAAAATGCGCAAAGAGTGGAACGGGTTCTTGGTTGGATACGACGAGTGGGAAGCCAAGCAGCCTCAGTTAGAGCCGCGTCGGAACATTACTGATGCTCAAGCTTTGCGAGATCCTCGACCCGATCGTAAAGAGCCTTTAAATGTTTTTGTCGGGGTTCCTTTAATTGAAGACCCCACTCTTCGGTCTCCTGTTGGTTACGCTAACGTGGGAACAGTAACGGTAGAAACGTCATGAGCTTTACATATGCGCAACTAAAACAGGCTATTCAGGACTACACGGAGAACGATGAAACTAGTTTCGTCAACAATCTTCCTGTTTTTATTCGAGCTGCCGAAGAGCGTATATTTAAAAACGTGCAACTTTCCTTGTTCCGGAAAAACGTGTCGGCTTCTATGACAAGTTCCAATCAATACTTGGGTTGCCCTAGCGACTTCTTAGCGCCTTTTTCTTTGTCTTACACCAACTCCGATGGCGAAAAAGACTTTTTGTTGTACAAAGACGTTAACTTTTTGCAGGAATACAGCCCTGACGCTTCTACTACGGGGTCTCCAAAATACTACGCGCAGTTTGACGTAGACAATTTTTTAATCGCTCCGACTCCTGACGACAGCTACGCGGTAGAGCTTCATTATTTTTATCGTCCGGCCAGTCTTACTTCTGTGGCAGATGACGCCACAACATGGTTAAGTAGCAATGCGCCGATGGCGATGCTGTACGGGTCCTTAATTGATGCGTATACATATATGAAGGGTGAGCAAGACTTAATCGCTAACTACAGTCAGCGATTTACAGAATCTGTGGCCAGCTTAAAACAGCTCGGTGAGGCTAAAGAAACCACTGATCAATATCGAGTAGGGATGATATTAAGGGCAAAACAATAATGATAGGCGGAGCAGAAATTGGTTTTATTGGTGTAAGAACCACCAATAACAGAGGCTTTACTTCAGAAGAGTTAGCCGAACAGTGTGCGGATAAGATTATTTCGATCTCCGATACTGCAGATCCTGTTATACAACAACAGGCTAGAGCATTTAGAGGCCGTGTTGCAAAGCTGGTTCAGGTCTATTTAGACCAAGCCGTGCAAAGTGACAGAACCACGGTTTATAATGCACTACAAGAGGCGGGGCAGCCCCAGCTCGCAGAACTCATAAGGAGACTCTAATGGCTTTTACAGGCAACTTCATGTGCACATCGTTCAAGGTTGGACTCTTGAAAGGTGATCACGATTTCACAAACGGAACAGGGCACACTTTTAACATCGCCTTGTATGACAACAACGCATCGTTTACTGCAGCCACGACTGACTACACTGCAACAAACGAAGTGGGTGATTCTGGCTCGTACTCTGCCGGAGGCGGCACGTTGACCAATGTCACGCCAACATCTTCTAGCACGACAGCGTTCGCGGACTTTGCTGACATTACGTTCACGTCTGCAACTATCACTGCACGCGGCGCGTTGATCTACAACACCACCACGGGTGGCGGATCAAGCACCACGGACTCTGTTGCTGTGTTGGACTTCGGTGCCGATAAGACATCGACAGCAGGTGATTTCCAGATCGTATTCCCAACTGCTGACGCTTCTAACGCTATTATTCGTATAGCGTAAGGCGGCATGTTCCGTGGCTGATAACTTAAACGGCTGGGGTCGCGGAACTTGGTCTGAGGGTGTCTGGGACGGTGCTGTCCCAGTCATCATCGACTTTACCAAGAACGGCTGGAACGAAGGCGCTTGGGGCGATGCTACTTGGGGCGGGATTGAGAGAACCGTTCCACAAGCATCTGGCGCTGTGGGATCGGTTACGGTCGAAGCTGAACAAAACGCCGTTATTAATCTCACCGGTCTCGCGGCTACTGCTCAACTTGGTGAAGTCTTCAACGATACAGGTAGCGTCTCCGCAATTGGCGAAGTCGGTTTACCCAACGTCAGAACCAATGTTGTTCTTACTATTACAGGCGTTGAAGCCGCCGGTGAGGTAGGTACTGCGGCTGGCCGCGGCTTTGCACAAGTCTCTGTTACAGGCGTTGAAGCCGCCGGCGAAGTTGGTGACGTATTTACGGCGCTAACCGGCGTTGAAGCCGTTGGTGCAATTGGTGATGTAAATGTCATCGCCGATGCAAACATTACTGCAACAGGCGTCGAGGGAACCGGCGAAGTTGGTGCCGTCACTGTCTCTGCAGATGCTGTCACTGGCGTCACTGGCGTTGAAGCCGCCGGCGAAGTTGACGGTGTTACGGTTACCGCCGCCGCCACTGTCGATGTTACGGGCGTTGCCGCCGAAGGCTTTATAGGTCAGGTGGGTGTTCAAGAAAACCAGCTATTTATCCCTACAGGCGTCGAAGCGACCGGGGGGGCAGGCTCTCTCGAAGTAATTACTTCTGTCAGTGCAACAGTTACCGGGCTATCCGCGACAGGTCGGGTCGGTTCTGTTACAGTAGAAGCCGGAGCAATTCCTGAAATAACCGGCCTTCAAGCTTCAGCAGAGGTTGGAATTGTCACAGTTTGGGGTAGAATTATCCCAGCACAAACACCGGGATGGACAGATGTGTCGCCTGCAGATGCTGATAGTTGGACAGAAATAACGCCCGCTCCTGACACTGATTGGACTGACGCGGCGTAGAGGATATATAGATGGCAAGTACCTATTCTGATCTTAAAATCGAGCTTATTGCGACAGGCGAGCAATCCGGTACCTGGGGCTCGACGACAAACACAAACCTTGGGACCGCTCTTGAAGAAGCGATCACAGGGCGAGCAAACGCTGATTTTTCTTCAGACGCTGATTTAACGTTAGGATACACAGACGCGAATACCACTCAGGTGTTTCGTAATCTGATCCTAAATGTCACAAGCTCTGTGTCTTTGACAGCCACACGAAACTTGGTCGTACCTACGATTAATAAAGTGTACATCGTGGAAAACAACACCACGGGCAGCCAAGACATTGTTGTCAAGACATCTGCTGGGACAGGAATCACAGTTCCAAATGGCTCAACAACGATTGTGTATGCCGACGGCACGAACGTGGTCAGCGGGACCGATCACATTGACTCATTGACTCTTGGTAATGCGTTACCCGTTTCTTCTGGCGGAACCGGGGCAAACACACTCACCGCAAACAACGTGATTGTCGGTAACGGGACATCTGCCGTTCAGTTTGTGGCTCCTGGCACTTCTGGAAACATTTTAACCTCTGACGGGACTACTTGGGCTTCTTCTGCCCCTGCTCCGGGCGGAATTGATTATGTTACCAAGACAGGTAACTACACAACGCAGAACAACGAAGGTGTCTTAGCGGACACTTCCGGCGGAGCATTTACAGTTACTTTGCCCGCGTCGCCAGCTACAGGGGATCAGGTTGTTGTAGCAGATCCAACAGGGGACTGGGGTACAAACAACCTCACCGTTGGCAGAAACGGCGAAACAATCTCCGATGTCGCTGAAGATCTTGTGTGTGACATTGCTAGTGTCAGCGTTCAACTTGTGTATGACGGCACGACTTGGGCGGTTTACGCACAGGTTGGCGGAAACGGCGGCACTGCAGTTACTTTAGATGGCACACAGACGTTAACTAACAAAACTATAAACCTTTCCAGCAATACTTTAGTTTCAACGTCTGCACAGCTCGCTTCTGCTGTAACAGATGAGACGGGCTCGGGATCTCTTGTTTTTGCCGATAGCCCAACGCTTGTTACCCCAGCTCTTGGGACCCCAGCTTCTGGAAACTTGTCTAGTTGCACCGCAGACGGCACCAACGATGTTGGCTATAGAAACATTCCGGCGGTTGGGACAAAAACATCTTCTTACACACTAGCCACTGGTGACGTGGGCAAGTATGTACAAGTCAGCACCGGCGGATCGATCACAATCCCAGACGCTACTTTTGCAGAAGGCGATGTGATTTCTTTGTTCAACAACACGACAGGTGACATTACAGTGACGTGCTCGATCACGACAGCGTATGTTTCAGGTACCGACTCTGACGTGTCTTCTGTGACGCTAGCAACACGCGGTGTTGCCACCATTTTGTTTATTAGTGGAACTGTAGCAGTTATTTCTGGGAACGTGAGCTAATGTCAGGGATTCATCTTGCCCTTTTAGGTTCGTCTTTTGGTGTTCCTGTAGAGGTTCAATACCTTGTCATCGCTGGTGGCGGCGGTGCAGGTTCTATGAATGGCGGGGGATGTTCTGGTGGCGGCGGTGCAGGCGGTTATCGCAGTTCTGTGCAGGGCGAGTCGTCTGGTGGCGGTTCATCTGCGGAATCAATATTTGAACCTACTTTGGGTACAACATACACCGTAACCGTAGGTGCCGGAGGAGCGGGGGGTGCATTAGTACCAGATCCCGGCGAAAACGGCGATCAAGGAAGCGATTCAAGTTTTGCCACTATAACATCTACAGGGGGCGGCTACGGAAGCAGTTTTTTTGCAATCACAGGTAGCGGTGGCGATGGAGGATCTGGTGGTGGAACTGGAGGCCGTAACGATGGAGCGGGCGGTTCAGGTACTGCTGGACAGGGCTTTGCAGGGGGACGATCTTCCCCCTCAGGAGTTTCAACAGAAGACGGTGCCGGAGGCGGAGGCGGTGCGGGTGCGGCCGGAGTAGATGGCACATCGTCTAGCGGTGGCGATGGTGGTGATGGGGTTCAATCCTCAATTGACGGTACACCAACGTATAGAGCAGGTGGTGGCGGTGGTGCAGGTGAAACCCCCGATGATGGCCACGGAAGCGGCGGGCTAGGTGGTGGCGGAGATGCTCCAAATGGGGACAACGCAACTGCAAATACCGGCGGTGGCGGTGGCGGTGTTGATAATACTGACGGAGCTGGAGGAAATGGCGGCTCAGGTGTAGTTATTCTCCGCACACGATTAACAGCCTCCGCAACCACAGGATCACCAACAACTACCACTGACGGCTCATATAACATTTACACATTCACAGGCTCTGGAAGCATTACTTTTTAAGGGGTGACAATGGCACACTTTGCTGAAATAGATGCAAATAACGTAGTCCAGAGAGTAGTGGTCGTGCATAACAACGAGTTGCTTGACGAAAATAGTAACGAAGTTGAGCAAAAAGGAATCGACTTTTGCGTGTCCTTGTTCGGCGGCACTTGGGTGCAGACTAGTTATAACGGCAACATTCGTAAAAATTTTGCAGGCAAAGGATTTACGTATGACTCCGGTCGCGATGCGTTTATTTCACCAAAGCCTTATGACTCTTGGGTATTAAACGAAGAGACCTGTCGCTGGGAAGCACCAGTCGCCTATCCTGATGACGGCAACATGTATACTTGGAACGAAGAAACCACTTCCTGGGAGGAGGTTGAATAATGACCACATTATCAGCGATTATCACACCGACAAACGTTGTTACAACGGATGGTACAGCGACGTTGACAAACAAAACCCTGACAGCGCCGGTGATCACCAGCGTTGACATCAACTCGGGGGCGATTGACGGTACAGCGATTGGCGCGAACTCTACGTCAACGGCGGTGTTTTCTTCACTAGAAACTGAAGGCGCATTCACTGAAGACGCGGACTCTGTTACATCTTCCGGTGGGGCGGCGACACTTGATCTGAGTGCGGCAACGAACTTTACTCACAC